GCTACCCCCGTCGGGTTCAGCAACTGTACAATATCTGTACCGGACGCAGTGAGAGTTGGGGCAGTACCGCCCGGCCACTTGATCGAAGCTGGCCACGTAAGGGCCCCTGCCCCGCCGTTGACAATCTCCAGCGTAACTTGGTTCAATACATTGGGTGCGCGGTTCAATATAGACAGGATTGCCCCAGACGCGGTGTTGGTCAGCTTCTGGTATGTGCCGGAGAGTAGGTTGATAGTGTACGCAGTGCCGCTCGGGGTGATGGTACCGGCTGGGGACTCCGTGATGCGTCCAGTGAAGTCCGGGTCCTGCTCAACGGTGGCTACAGCAGCAGCGGCCGCGTTGGCGGTACTCAGGGCAGTAGCCGAGTTGTCCAGAGCGGTTTGCGCTTTACCGTCCACCGCACCTGCTGTATTTGCCGCAGCGATAGCGGCGTCGAGTGCATCCTGAGCCTTGCCATCAATAGCGTTGGCCGTCCCCTCCGCGATCAGCGCCTTCGCGAATGCATTGTCCGCCGTTGCGATAGCGGTGCTTGCAGCTGTCTGGGCGTCGAGTGCCGTACCCTCAATACCTTCGGCGATAGCCTTAGCGGTATTTGCGGTGCTTAGTGCGGTGGCGGCGTTGTTCAGGGCCGTGGTAGCTTTGGCGTCTACCCCGTTAGCTACGCCCAGTGCACCCGCTGCTACAGCCTCGGCGGCCTCAGCAGCGGCAATAGCGGCAGTAATGTCTGCGTCGAGTCCATCCGCAGTAGCCTTGGACTGCGCAGCTGTCTCGACAGCCTCCTGCACCACGTACAGAATCTGGTCATTGTTCTCCGCAATGTTCTTCGGGGTGAACGGGACGCCGTTACGGAAGTCGTGTCGGATTGAGGTGGCGGTGGTGCTGCGGTAGCGGCGCACCTTCGCCCCAGCCGCAGGGGCCGGGACGATGTTGATGTTGCCGCTGTTGATCCAAGTGAAGGCCGTGGCTACGCCATCGACCTCCACGAAGACCTCTGCCTGATTCTGATACAGAAACGGGACAGTGTACGCAGAACCCCCGACACTGATCGTGGTAACGTCAATATCTGGGATTTGAGCCATGATTACTCCTTGAGTGCGTTCTGCAGGGCAGCAACGCCGGGTAGGATGGATACGAATGGAAGGACAGTACGGGCAGTCTGCACAGCATCGCCAGCGGCGGCTGCACCTTCGCCTTGCAAGGCGTTCCCGATGGCACCAGCGGCAGCCGGGGCTGCGTTGGCGAGGCCAGTGATCGGCACCGAGATGCCGCCACGCCCACCAGACAAGCCCACGATACCTGCGGCGTCGCCAATGAAGCCGAGGCCAGCAGTATAGCCCACAGCCTTCTGCATCAGGTCAGCCAGTCCCTTCTCGTCAAAGGATACTTCCTCGCCTTTGCGGAACTCGTTGGCTGCTACCATGATCACGGTCAGCGGGTACTGGTGTGCCAGCATCATAGCGAGGCCGGTGTAGCCTTGGTTCTGGATGGTACCGCGCAGCAGCTTATTGTGTGCAAACGCAACGAACGAGCGGAACTGGCCGAGCACCTGCCCTACGCCTGAGCGGGAGAAGCTGGAGCCCTGCCCGGCACGACCGAATAGCACGCTGTCATCCATGATGCGCATGACGGTGTTCATGGCAGACTCAACATCAGCCTGTGCCCATGCGTCCCAGTTCATACTGCGGGCGTTCTTGCCGTCCATCTGCGCATTGTTCAGCACAGCGGCCTTGACGCGATCCCAGTCAGCACCCTTGAGTCCGTACTGCTGGAGCAGCTCCAGAGCTGCCGTGTCGCCATTGGCTGCGCGGGCAAGCGTGTTCATGGCGAGGTTCCCGGATACCCGGGTCTGCCACTGGTGCACGAACTTCATACCGTTCAGGATTGGCACAGCCTGCTGGCCGTAGTGCAACACGCGGTCGATAGTATGGTCGCCTTGGACGGCAAGGTTCGGCTCAAACTGCCGCAGCCACGGACGCACACGCACGTCCCGAGCGAGGTCCATGCCAAGGACGGTACCCAGCTCGTCGTACAGGTCCGGGTCACGCCCGATCTTGCGGAGCACACCGGCAATGCCGGGGAACTGCTTGATGAACTCGGCACCTGCCTGCGCAGCACCGAAGCGCCATGCGATGGTCGCCGTCTCAGCGATCTGCCACATACCTGATGCAGCCAGCATGGTAGCCTGAGCGAAGCTCTTGGCACGCTGGGCGTACGGGCCGAGGATTGCATCCTCCGGGCGGATGCCGGTGAAGTCGCCAAGCAGGTAGTCCAGTTGCTTCATGCGACCTTGAATGTCAGCCTGCGTGCGGAACTCCGGTGTGGCCTCCTGCGTAATGTCCTCGTAGTAGCGTACGCCGGTTTCATTGTTGCGCTTAGCCGCCGTGGTCAGCAGCTCGTCGGTGTAGGACACCAGCTCAGCAAGGGCGCTTGCATCGTCGGCAGCAAGGCCGAGGAACTCGCGCACCTGTTCGACAAAGCGCGTCCATGCCGAAGTCTTCTCGCCAAGGCCCTTGAGGTACTTCATGGCAAACTGGACGTTCGCGTCAGTCATGCCCCAAGTCACCAGCTCGTCGGCTGCTGCGGTGATGTTGCTCCGCTCTGCGATGGTGTTGATACCCTTCATCAGTTGCAGGAACTCGTCCTCGGACAACTCAGCACGCATCTTCGCACGCCACTCGCCATCCTTCATCTTCGCCTTGCTCTCCAGCACAATGCTGTTGCGCAGCTTGAGGAGGTTGGTGTGTAGCTTCTGCTCCTTCGCAGTACCCTTACCATGTTCGGCCAGTGTGATGCTGCGACGTACAGCGCCGTGCAGCGCCTCGTGCACAATGGTCCACGGGTGCATACCAGTCGTCGCGTTACTACCGGGCTCAACCACGCCGCGCACAGTAATGAGCTGACGACCATCGGGCCACATCTGGTGCAGGCCACGGGTGCTACCTTCCATACCCACAGCGGCGCGGTCCGCCTTGGTATCGGTGATGCCAAACTTGATACGGTCTAGGCCACCGGTCTTGAGCAAGCGGTCGATCACGCGCTTGAGCGCCGCATCTACCTGCCCGAACTCGCGGACAATCCGCAGCGCATCAGCGGTGTTCTCCGCTTTGCGCAGCATGCTGAATGCTTCCTCGTCAGGTACGCGCCACCCAGCCGGGCGGTAAATGTCTTGCGGGAATCGTGTGGTCTGTGGCGCCTCTGTCGGCACTGGGGTCTTGCGTTGGGGTACCACGTTTACGGCGAGTTCCCCGGGTTCGGCTTTACTTGCCAAGCCCTTGATATGCTCCCGCAGTTGCGTACCAAGGCGCTCGATGGTAGCATCGTTGAAGCCCTGCGCCTGCAACCACTCCATGTACTTGTCGTGAGATGCGGACTTACCCTTACCAGACACGATGTAGATCGCCTTGGCAATGTCACTCTTGAACTTGAGCTTGAACGGCTTACCGGCGAGGCTGTAGTTCGGGCTGGCACCAGCCAGTTCCTTCGGCAGCTTAGGCTCCACGGTGGGCGCCGGTGCTGCGGGGGTCGGCGGTACATCCGGTTTTGGCTCAGGTTTCGGCTCCGGTGCCTTGGGCTCTGGGGCCTTCGGTTCCTTGGTCGGCTCGGGTTGCACCGGTTGCCCGGCGTTGTCATAGCGTGCCTTCACGTTCTTCTTGAACTCGGCTAGCTTGGTGTAATACTCGTCAGTGCGGCCTTCCAAGGCCAGACGTTGCAGCTCTTTGAAGTCGTTGATACTGGCGTCGTCACCACCGTAACCAGCGCGTGCCAGTGCACTGCGCCCGGTCATAGCCTGCATGTAGTTCTCACCCACACGGCTCAGGTCTGTGTCGATCATGTCCAGCATACGTACGCGCTTACCATTCGGCGCCACAGCGCTCAGCGTCATGTCCAGCGGCAGGCGTTCCTTGCCGTACTTGATCCGGCCACGCTCACTCAGGTTCTGGTCGATACGACCCATTACGGACTTGATTGTGCTCTCGTCCACGCCCGCATCTTTCAGCATAACGGCAATACCGTCGCTGTCGGCGGCACCGAGGGCACCCATGAAGTCTGCACGCAGCCCGCGCTGCTTGGCATCCATACGGGTCAAGATGGCGGTGGCGATGGTACCCGCCTCTGCTTTCTCCAGTCGCAGGCCAGACATGATGCTACGGGTCAGCAGGTCGCGGGTGAATTCGCGGCCATGCTCTACCTCGATGGCCCGCATCTTGTTCTCGTTCCACGCGCGGTGGAAGTAGCCGGGGCGGCGGGAGAAGTCCTTGAAGCCCGGCAGGCCGGCATCACGCGCTAGCTCCGCCATCTGGCCCATCATGTCCTCATACTGGTCAGCAAGCCGCCCGATACGTGCATCTGCGGTCGGAGCCACGCTTCCAGTCTGGTTGAACTCAAAGTCGCGGCGGGCCAGCTCGGAGGCGATCTGGTCCTCCAGCTCGTCACGGGCCTTACCAAACTTGCCGGTCAGGTCAAACTTGCGACCGATGAAACCAAGGCCAGTGCTTGCTGCCAGCTCCCGCTCCATCGACTGCTGCCAGTTGTACAACAGCCCGTCTGCACGGTTGCCGTACTGGCGCAGGAAGGACACAGCGTTGTCGTTGCTCAGCAAGCCGTCACGGCGTACTGGATCATCCACAAAGCCGCGCATCAGATCGCGAGTCAGGTCGTTGACGTTGGCGATCTTGTCTGTCTCGGACAGGAAGTCGTTGGCGAAGTTCGTGAAGCCTGCAGTATTCGGTGCACCCGGCAGCTTGGGTTTCGGAATGTTGGCAGCACCTCCCCAAACAGCAGTCACGCCAGCGTTCATTGCCGCGTTGAGTACGTAGTCGAAGTTCGACACGTCCTTACCAGCGGCGTCTGCCATTGCGAGTGGGATAGTGGTTCCGGCACCGCCTAGTACGGCGCTACCTACCCGACCCAGCTTGAGTACCTTAGAGCCACCAAAGGTAGCCCAGCCGGCGATCAGCTCCATCGGGTCCAGCATCTCCCATATGAAGGCGGTGCCCGAGGCGTTCGCCAACAGGCGCTCACGGTCGAGCTTGTCGCGGAGCTGTTGGCCGAGGTAGGCTTGGTGCTCAGCGGAGGTGGCTGCGCCTAGTGTGCCAAGTGTTTCGTCGGAACGATCAAGCCCGAAGGCTTTGATGGTGGCCTCTACGCCGCTCGGCCCGTGGAAGTCCGGGTCAATGTTCTGTTGTAGCGCGTCTGCATCGTCGAGCCACCCACGGATAATATAGGCGGTTGTTGTGTTGTCACGAGCTGCCGCGAACTGGTCCGCGTAGCTCTGAGATTCTGCTTCAATTGCGTCTTGAAGCGGCTGCTCCAAGATAGCCTTGGGTTGTGCAGCCACCTGACCGGACAGACCGTTGTTCAGGTCTGCCCAGTTGGCGGTGAGGGCGCTGCCTACCACCGAGTTTTGTTCTGTAGTAGGCATACGCCCTCCTTACATGGGTGTTAGGAACCGGTCGAGGAATTTCTCTACGCGATCTGGGGTCTGACGGTACCAGTCACTGTCGCGGATTGCGGCTTGAAATGCACGCATGTCGCCAGCTTGGTACGCTGCCTTGGCTTCCTTGAACTTAGGCAGACCGCCCGGCCCCATCTGATAGACAGCGAGGCCAATGGCTGTGACCTGTTGTTCGTTAGTGATGCCCCAATCCTTGGCGATACTCTTTGCAGAGTTTAGGGCAGCGTCGGTGGATTCGTGGAACCACAGCTCAGCCTCTGCAGGGGTGATCCTGTCGCCCGGCTTGAGCTTACCCGTTACGTTCTGACCAGCACCAACAGCCACACCCACGAGTGTACCGTCCACAGTCTTGTCTGGGTACGCGGTGAGCTTGACTGACTCGTCTCGTAACAGTTGCTCACGGAAGCTCATGGTAGCGGCGCGAGAGATGCCTGCACTGTTGTCACCGTTCACACGGATTGCGGCGCCGTCGCCAATCTTGTAGTCGTAGCCCCGGACAACCTTGAGCTGACCCTCTGCGGCGTCTCTAACCTTCTCCGCAATACGTGCCTTGATCTTCTCGGGGTCCACGGGCTGGGCGGGGCCGGGCACACCATCCACAGTGTACTGCACCTTGATCACCCCGGCTTGCGACAAGAAACTGGCCTTGGCCCCACCCTTGGACTGGCCATACAGCTCTACCACAGCCTCGCTAAAGCGGCGGTTTGTGTCCACATCACCAAGCCCGTAGACTGCCATTGCGGCCTCTGGAACGATGAACTGCGTGCGGTTTGCACCCTCTGGGGAGAGGGTTACAGTACGAGCTGCCACCATACTCTCAGCCATCTTTGCCAGCACTTCGGGCTCGTATCCGGCATAGTCTGGTTGGTAGCTCAAGGCCAATGCCTGTTGCGCGACAGCCGCTGCAGCACGCCCAAACTCGGGGGAATTTGGGTCAACGCGGGCATCCGTCGGGTTAATCGCAGCCCACGCCTGCTTGAAGAAGCCGGGGGTTAGTCGCTCTTTGACTGCGGCCTGAATCTTCTTGGTCTGCGCAACCTTGTCTTCCGGTGTTAACTTATCCCACGCCGCCTGCCGGACTGCCGCGTTCCGCAAACTATCCACGGGGGACGTACCCACACGCTGGTCCACCAGCATGCGGGAGACGATTGGTTGCAGGTCACGGTCCAGTGCACCGATCAGGGTGCTCTCTGCTGCCGGGTTCGTGCGACTTGCCGCCGTTACCGTATCCACAAGAGAGGAGACTACACCGAGTTGCTCTGGGTTTGCGGCCTCTGGGTTGACCAGCAGTGCGCGTAGGCTTGCATTGGCCTCAGCACTCACCTCTTTCGGAATAGTCCCGAGCTTGAGGGAGTAACCCAACGCTGCCGGGATCATCTGACTCAGCGGTGTACCACGCTCAGCGCCGAGCTTGAGGAAGGCAGATGCACCGTCTTGCACAGATACACCCAACTCATACAGGCGCTGCCGGTCGCCGGCTAGGAAGGCGTTGACGATCCCAGAAGTCTGCTCCCCGTCACTGGTACCCTTCATCCAGTCTACCCAACGTGCACGAATCTCGTTATCGTTGTACATACCGGACGCAGCAGCTTGCGCAGACCACGCATCCATCTCCTCGCGGGAGACGGCCCCACCCACTGGCGCACCCTTGTAGCCCGGTAGGCGACTAGCGATGCGTTGGGAGAAGAAGGCTTCCTGCTCAGCAGAGGCTACACTGTCCTTAGCTAGCGTACGCGCCTTTGAGGCTTCGATCCAACTGTTGATCTTGGCCCGCTTGGCGCCCGGGAGCACGTCGAGCTGACCGGAGGCCAACAAACCCTGCACCACCTCACGATTGTCGTTGGACAGCAGGTGCTCTACGAAGCCGAGTGTAACCTCGTTCCGCATGTCTTCATCTGGTAGGGTGTTGCGCACGTTCTCGATGTGCAGTGCGGCACGTGCGGCTGCTTCGCTGAGCAGCTCGTCGTCGCCTAGCGACTTCGCCTGTGCGATCTGCGCCGCAATGGCGTTCCCCTCCGTGGTTACACGCAGACCGAGCTGCTCAATGCCGTAGGCGCGGCTGGCTTTGCTGTGTGCCCCGATCAGAGTCTCCTCCAACTGGGTCTGTGCCATCAGCGCCTGCTCACGACCCACGTTCGACAGGCCATCACCCATGCTCTCCAACACAGCAGACGATTCCCGGGCCAACTCAGCAACGAACTGCTCAGGCGGCAGCGTACGGCCCTTACCGGCGATGAACGCTGTCATCTTCTGCTGCAGCTCGGCCTGCTTGACGCGATAGTCCTGATCCTGATATCCACCGCGTACGAACGGCTTGGCCAATACATCGGCCTCCTCGTCCTCTAGTGAGCGGCCCAGCATACGGGCTCGCTGGCCCTGCATGTACGCCTCTTTCACGTCAGTCTGGAAGGCTTGCTCAGCCACCTGACCACCAATCTTCAACAGGCCGGACAGGGCCTGCATACCAAGGGAGGACTCCTCTTGGACCTGTTGCTCTCGGGCCTGTCCGGGGCGGTAGCCACCGAACTGCCCAAGGTTCCCGCTTGCGAGTTGCAGCGGTTGCGATGTGCGTTCGACCATTACTTAAACCCCTTGGTTCGACCACCGGAGGCACCTACCGCAGTAGTGTTGCCGGTGCTACCAAACTTGAAGAAGGACGAGGCATACTGACTACCAGCGCTCATGGCGCCGCTCAGCAAGGCCCCGCCGATGATGTTCCCCATGCTAGGCACTTTCTGCATAGACCCGAGATTGTTCTTGGTGCTGACCATGAGTTCGCGAACACGTTGGTTCAGGTCATACTCTTGGGTGATGTGCTGCTGTTCAATCTCAAATTGAGCCTCCTGCTCAGCCCGGTCAATGTCGGAGCGGACGGCATCAACACTGGCGCCCTTGACGCCAGCGGCAGCGGAGATGGCGCCGGTTGTGGACGCCTCCTCCTCTGCCCTACGATCCACGAGCGCGAGGTTCTTGGCCGTCTGCTGACGCACGCGGCCCCGCTGCACCTCAATGGCAGAGACGCCTTGGAGTGCCTCCAAGGTGTTGATGGCGTTGACCCGTGCCGTCTCTTTATTCTGCGCCTTGATGTTCTTACGATCTTGCATGCCGCCGAGAAGGCTCTGCAGTGCAGACGCCCCGGCAACGGCGAATAATGCTGGGAGCATGATTACCTCCGGTAGCGTTGGTTGTATCGGAAGCCATATTCAAGGCTGGCGATGTTGAGGTCGTACACGTCATCGGACTCGATGCTGATCTTCGCAGATTGCATGTCCACCCGGCATGGCACGGTTATGGTAGCGGTTGCCGCGAGGGGCTCGCCTGCGCCTAGCTCCCGGCTGTACAGGCGGAGTGGTGTAGTGGTGTAGATGATCGGATCACGTGCGGCGTCCGACACGGTAACTACAACCTCGCCCGTGTTGACGAGGCTGAACACGAGCTTGTGCAACTGCGTCCGCTCGGTCGTGATAGCAACCTCATTCCGGTCCTTGAGGATCGGGCGGGTCGGTGCCAGTCGGCAGGTGTACCGGGAGCCTACTGTGTACTTGTCGCCAATAGCTGCGTCGGGGATGACGAGGGCGTAAGACACAATGTCGGGGCCGACCGTCTCTGGCAGCGCCTCGCGGCAGCGTTCCCGCAGGTACGGGTTCTGGCCCGTGTCCTTGAACAGCCACAGTGCATCCGGGGCGTGCAGGTTGTAGAACCATGCCGGCACCTCCAGTACGTTATCTTCCGTACAGGTGCTCTGCATGTAGAAGTCCAGCCGGCCTACAGTGGTACCACCGGTACCAGCACCCACGCGCAGGTCCAGCTCGCAGAGGTACACGTACGCACCGTCTCCGAACAGGCAGACCATTCGATCCGACGCGAAGTAGCAACACAGCAGATCATGCTGGAAGTACCAGCGGTGCCATGCTGCGTGCACCTTCTCCGCCCCTTGCCATAGGTACTCGTGCACCAGTAGCTCCTTACGGTCGGACGTACCAAACACTACAATGTTCGACGTACTACTTGCGCGGGCAAACCTGAACGGCCCCTTGACATAGCGCGGGATGTGCGTGGTTACGTCATCCGCCTGCACCTGTGTGTCAGTATACTGGCTGGGTATCATCTCCCATACGGCACCATAGTTCTGCGACCGAGGTGCCATGAAGAATACCGACCGGCCAGTGGCTACCGGGGCTGCATCGTTCGTGCTGCTGTACTGTGTGGCGACAGACGCTACGGCTGTGCGTGGGGTCAGTAGGTTGCTACCCGGTACAATACCTTGGTGGGTCTTCGCGAACAGGATCAAGTCTTTGTTGAACTGTGTGGCGTACTCGTACGGGCTACTTACGGCAGCGTTGGCCGCAGTCTCCCACGGATCACTGTCGAGTAGGCTGGCCACCGAGGACCGATACCAACGCAGGGGTTTATCCGAACCAGAGGCGCAGACGTATTCGTTGGATAGGATGATCAACCGGCCCTGCATCGTGGCGAAGCCCGTGATCCCAAAGCGAGTGAAGCTAAAGCTCGGGTTGCTGTCGGTATCACCAGAGGCTCGCCGCTCGTACGTGGGCGCTTCCAAGAGGTACACCGTGCCGTTGTGGCTCAGTCGGATCGGCATGTTCGTGAGTACAGTCTGCGCAGCGGGTGCCGCATCTTCTACCCACTTCTTAGTGCCATTCTCCCAGCGGTAGTACGACTTACTGGTGGTGGTCCCAACAGCCACGACATACCCGTTCGCCTCTTGCGGCAGGTTTGCCGGTAGCTGGGAGGTGTCGCGTATGTTACTGGCGTTGGAGCACAGCATGTACGCACTACCCGAGTCCGTGGACACGGTAATGTCGTATGGCCCCTTGACGAATGCGTAGGCGCCTACCCGATACCAGAGAAAACCTGCACCAGTACCGATGGTGCCGTTGGCCTGTGCCGCTGCAACCAGCCCAGCCATAATTGTCTCGGGCTGCGCGTCATTCGGGTCGGAGGCACTGGTGGTCTTGCTTACCGTGGTGGTAACTCCCGTATCCTGCCGCGTGACCGATAGGTTATAGACCTTGGCGTAGGCGCCCGATAGCACGAAGGCGTACCCCGTGCGCTTCTGGTCTGGTAAACCGGTCGCGCTCGGTGCTGCTACCTCGGTCGGTTTAATGGAGGTGTTTGCAATGAACAGCTCCTCACCGAGCCCGGCGAAGCGGATACTCCTGCAACTCGCAGCCACTAGATAGCTATTGGTGCTGGTGTACAGTTGCGTACCATCCGTCTCCCGGATCACCTGCAGCTTACCGCTGGCGGTATCCACTAGCAGTAGTACATCCTCGCCGCCGATGTTTGTCCTGTGACTCGTGATCTTCGCCGGGTCCGTGTACGCACCAAGCTGTGCGATGGCACGTACCGGCGCACGCTTGCGCGGCCCGGTCACGAGGTCGGAGGTCATGTTCAGTTGTTCTTCGTTCTGCCCGTCTACCCGGTCCTTGGCTACTTGCTGGCTCACGCCGAACAGTAGCTGCCGGTACGAACCTGCCCAGTAGCTCATATCAGTTCCTCAGATTCTTGTACCAGCGAGCTACGTGCGGTTTGCTCCGTACGTTCGCCTTCGCTTGGCGGGTGTTGGCAGAAGCCATGAGCGCGTACCAACCCGCCCACTCAGATTGAATCTTCTCACTGGTAGCATCCGGGCCGAAGTCGTTGACATACACCTCGTGCGCAGTGGCGTAGGCCACAGTGTAGCGCACTACATTCGGGAGCTTGTCGAATGCAATGTCTAGCACCCCGCGCCCCTTGACGGCACCTGCGATGATCGGGTCAAGTGTACCTGCGTTCAACACTTCGGTACCGGCGTACACGTAGTCCTCAGACTCCGGGTAGAACATGAGCGTATTGTCCGGTAGACGGATGCGTCCGTCCGTGTCTGGGAGCAGCTCGGTATCATAGGCGTTGAACCACCAACCATAACCCTCGGACAAGAGTTTTACGCGATTGTCCGTGAGGGCCGGGACGATTACTCCAAGAGTCGGGTACGGCTCGTCGATGTTTGTTACTTCGGACTCGCCGAGCTTCCGCAGGCAGAGGTTTACAGCGTCTAAAGTGTTCATTTAGGATTCCCTTTCTTTAGCGCCCGAAATGCCGGAAGCTAAAAAAAGGGAGCTACCCGAAGGCAGCTCCCCAGTTCATCGCTACCGATTAGGCAGTGAAGGTAATGTCGTGCACCGCAACCGCGTCAGGGCGACGGGCACCGATGGCGTACGACTGGATGGTGTCCAGCACGTGGCAGAACTTCTCCTTCCACTCCCAGTAGTCCGCGGACACCGGGTGCACCTGAGCGGCAACCAGAGCCAGCGACGGGATGACGGTGATCATCTGGCGACGGGCCTGAGCGGCGGTGATGTTGTAGTCGGCACCCAGCGGGCTGGTGGTGATGGCGCCAGTGGCGAAGCGCGGAGTCTCGACAATGCGGACGCCGTTCATCATGCCCAGACGGCCAGCAACCAGCGAGTTGCCGCCCTCGGAGGCGCCATACTCGACGGAGGTGAGCTGCTTGTGCTCCAACAGCATCGAGAAAATCTCCGGGGTCACATAGGTGATACCCTCGGACATTACTTGGTCGCCCAGATCGCGCTTGATCAGAGCCTCGATGCCTTTGCGGTGCTCGCGGCGCAGAGTAGCGGCGGTAGCTTCGGCGTTGGCTGCAGCGGTGCTGACGGATACCGGCAGGAGAATGCCGTTGTTGAAGGCACCGGCCAGATGTGCCGGCGCGGCGAAGTCACCACACTTCTGCAGGGTGATCAGGCAGGCTTGGTCGAACTGGCGGGCCAGAGCGATGCCGTCTTCACGGGCAACTTCTTTGCGCATATCCAGCGAGGCGACCCAATCGTCGAACTTGTCGAACTGGTGGCGTGCATACAGCACGGTATCCACGGTCAGGTTGAACTTGTCCGACTTCACCTTGGAGACGTTCAGGTCTTCACCGGCCTTGCGACCAGCGATGGTGCTGGAGCCTACACGGTCGATGCGGACTTGGTTGGTGCCGCGCAGGGTGCGGATGTTGGTAATGCCCGCGAACTTGGAGCTGTATTGGAACGAGGCGTCAACAATGCCGAGGTGCTCCTCGATGTGCAGGTCAACGTCAGAGTTTACACCGCCCCAATTCGGGCGAGTCAGATCAGCGAGAGCCATAATGCTTCCTTATTAAAGACCTTGTTGCATTCCGAGACGACGCTGACGTTGCAGACGTTCGTATTCTTCATGCGAGATATTGTGCTTGGAGATAGCCTTGACATACTCGTCCCGACTCAAGCCCTTTTCTGCGCTTGGCTGACCGAGGGCCGGATCGTTATGCACAACGAGTTTCCCGTTGTTCACAGCGAAGTCCACGATCTGCTTCACAGCATATTGCATACTCGCCTTGTCGCCGCTGTCGAGCAGCTTGGACATGGCAGCCTTCATGGCCGGGTCTGCAATCTCGTTGAAGACCTTGGCCGCAGCCTCGACCTTCTCCTTGCCACCAGCGGCCTGAAAGACCTCGGTTTCAAGGGCATTGCTCACACGCTCAGCGTGGTTAAGCAGTTGCTTCGCGGCTTCCACGGCCAGCTTAGCATCACGCTCACCAAGCTTCTCGACAAGGTACGCCTCGTCAATAAAGCGTGCGTCGTCTTCCTCAGCGGCACGGCCAAAGGCACGGCTCACGTCGAGGTCGCCGATCAGCTTCTCCAGCATGCCAGCAACTACGGCTGCTTGCGGATCGGCCAACAGCTCACCACCCAACATGTCGTTCAGGGAGGCATACGTCTCTACGGACGGTTCGCCAGCCTTCTGCTCGGGGAGGGTAGTGTCTGCCTTCGGTTGCGGCTTGCGCACCTCGGGCACTTCGGGAGCGGCGTTACCTTTTGCGGCCAGTGCAGCGGCGCGTTCAGCAATGCCTTCGGGGAGGTGCTGCGCAGGTTGCGCAGGCTGAGACTCCGGTGCGGCTGCGGGAGCAACTGCGGGGGCCGGGGTCTGCGGGGATGAAATGTTCGGGGTTTCGATGGACATTACATCACTCCGGGTATTGATTCAGTAGCGGCGAGTGCGCCTTGTGCCACGTCTAAACTTGCATTTGCAGCAGCAGCTTCTTGCTCGGCCTCAGCGGCGATTGTGTCGGCGTCTTTGCTCAGCGATTCCAACGGTGCCGAGTTGGCGCGGAAGATGAACTCCAGCACCTTCTCCACGTCAAAGCGCGGAGAAATCTCTTTCAACACTGGGACGATGGCGGCAGCCTCTTGAGTTGCCTTGAACAAGGCTTGAGCCTCTGCCGTCTGAGTGAGCGCCGGGATACCGGTCACAACCTTCGGGCGGTAGGACTTCTGCACAAGGCCCAACAGGAAGTCGGAGTCCTGCGCCACCTCATACATCATCAGGTACGCGAGCGGGCTCTGGAAGTTCTCTGCCAACACGCTGTAGCTGCCACCCATGAGGTTCTCGGCTTCCCGCGCAATAGTGCGGACTTCCTCAACCGTCACACGCTCAGCGTCACGCATCTGACCAGTGTACATAAAGGCCCGGTTCAGCAGCATGACCTCACGCTCAATGCTGTTGCTCACGGCAGCGATCTTGTTGTAGTCACCACGCTCGTAAGCGGTGACGCCTTCGACCTTGCCGGGAACGTAGTCGCCGGTGCCTGCCTTCTGATAGTCGTCCACCACTGCGCCGGAACTTTCGTCCACGACATTCAGCATGTTCAACGACTCCAGCTCGTACAGGCCGAGCTGCTCACTCACGACACTCAACTTGGCGAAGGAGCCTGCGTATTCCTCGACGTACCCACGGCCCATATGCTCGCCGTCTGCGACGTTCCAAGCAACCGGTACCCACGGGCACAGGTGTTCGGGGTAGCTCGATTCTGGGCCTACGCGCTTGCCGTCCAGCTCCTGCCAGACCTTGGCCCGCTTATCGCCCCCGGGGGTGACTACCCACTCAATGACGGTGTACAGGTCGATCTTGGCATTCGGGTCTTTAGGGCGAGCACGCTTGGCCTCAGCGTCCGCCTGCACTTCTGCAGGTAGGTCACTAAATTGCATGCGCTGCTTGAGCACGCAGGTCTTCGGATCACCTAGCGCATCGCGGCGCATAGTGAAGGACTGCATGGACCACACGAGGAACTTGCCGCGTTTACCATCACGGTAGATCAGGGCATTACCAGTCACCAGCAACAGCTTGACCACACGCTGCAGCTTCGCCAAGCTGGCGTTGCGGAACAGTCGGGCGGTTGCGTCTATGGCAAGCTGGGTGCCGGCAGCGGCTAGGGCAGAGTCAGAGACACCTTGCATTGCTGCGAGTTTCTTGAGTTCTGCGTCAAGCTCGACCACGAAGCACGGACGCCCCGGAGGGAACAGTGCAGTGGTGAGCTTACTTGTTGCGTTGTTGACCAGCAGGGCGCCGTAGGACTGGAAGTCATACTCCAGCACCTGTGACTGATCTTGGTAGTTCAGAGGATCAACCATCAGGGACGGGATCGTGAACTTCGCGAAGTCTTCGGCCTTGCGGATAGCCAACGTGTCGCGGTGCTGCGACCACATCTGGGATGCGAGTTCACGAGCCATACGTCACCCCACGTTAATGCCGAGGGAGGCTGCGAGGCCACCTGCGCCGGCAGTGTTGCGTCGCTTCTTCTGCACACCCGACAGGGCGTTGGCAGTACCCGCCGTCTCGACGGTTGCGACGTTCTCTAGTGAGAGGTCGGCGTTTGCGTTCTGTGCGCGACTCGCCTGTTCCGTTAGCGCCTGCGCCAGTGCGGCACCAGTATCGGTACCTGTATCCATCTTGGGCGCGCCACCGAGCAGTCCGCCAGACAATGCGCCTAGGGCTTTACTGCCCCAGCCACCGCTACCGATCGCACCCAAGGATGCGACCTTAACGACGCCGCCCAGTGCCTTCTTAACTTTCTTTCCCATGTAACCTCCGGTATACGTTCTCGTAACGTACATCGCCGATGCGGCGGGTGTACGCGAGCGCCGGGAGGTCCATCGAGCGTGCTAGCTGCTCAGCCATCTCTAGGAGTTGCTGGGCGAGGCCGGTGCGCCGATAGGCTGGCATAACGTACAACCATTGCACAGTGAGGCACGGACCAACGTGGTCGTCCTCCTCTGCGACGAGTACGGCACAAGCGGCGGGAGCGTCATTGTCTTTGCAGACTAGCTCCAGCCGCTCATTCGCCAGTACGGAACTGAGGATGCGTTCTGTGCTGGCCTCTGGAGAGGTCCAGCCGTATTCAGGAAGCTCCCGCGTCACGGCTTCCGCAAAAGGGCGCATAGAGGTAGCTTGCCCTGCGTCGAATACATGTAGTGTGATGTTCATACTACTAGCATCCTCGGCAGGTCAGTCACCAACTGTCGGACCTTTTGCACTACTTGGTGTGCCCCAGCACTGTATTGGAGCTGCTGCATATCCGCACCCGGCGCAATCACCGGGGCGGGGAACAGCTTTGCCAGATACTCGTACTGATCACGGGTGAAGTAGATTTTACCCTGCGTCTGTGCCATATAGTTCACAGCCAGTTATCTCGTCACTCTAGTGTGACAATTAACAAAACCCGAATTCCGACCGTAGGAACTCGGTCAGATCAAGGGTGCCCTTGGTAGGTAGGGATACATCGGCCTGCCCTGTCCCGGTCAGTAGGAGCTGCATTGGATCGTACTCAGAGTACAGCTCCACGAACGCCTCGCGGATGCACTCGTGCATGCGGTCAACATCACCAGCGTGCGTACCGAAGCTGTCGTGGATCGCCACCATCGACAGACCGTCTTGACGCATGCGACGTGCAGTGAAGGTCAGGTGCGCAGCGTCAAGTGCGTGCACAAAGTTCGGGGCGATGGCGTTGGCCATAGCCTGCGGGCGGGTGTCATCCAGCAGTTCCCGCACTACGATGTACGCCAAGCCACACGAGCGAATCCGGACGCGCTTCTCAGTACTGTCCCGGTAGTCGTGCTCAACGAGTAGGCCGGTCGGGCTATGCCAGAGCATCGGAGCGTCGGTGCCATATGCTTGTGCCCGCTTACGCAACCAGCGCATGGCAGCGGCAGCGGCTGGTACGGTGTCCTCGATGCTGTCAAACAGCACACGGGCCATGTACGCACCCATCGCCCAGACACGCACACCCTCCGGCAGCGCAATCTGATTCTCCTCAAGGTGATCCGCCACGAACTCGGACACACCGCGCAGGGTGGCGCCGTATACGTACGTCATTACGGGCTTCTTCGCCAGATCACGCGGCACGTCAATGTCTGCCCAGACCGCAGCCAGATGCTGCGAGCTGCACTTCGGATCAGCGGCGTCCCGCAGTACCCGGGCCTTGGCCAGCTCAGCCACCTTGCGGTAAATGTCCGCCTTGGTCGCCTCACCGCTGTCGAACAGGTTCACGTACCGCCCGCCAACCGGGTCGCGCAGCATTGCGCAGAAGTGCTGTAGACCGGAGCAGGTTGCGTCCATGTGCACAGGGACGCCGGTGCAGTAGCTCTCAGGGTGCCCTGACTCCAGCGCAGCACGCAGTTCCCACAGCGCAGCGAATGCCATAAGAGGGGCGTCGTGGTTCTCGCGGAACAGGTCACAGTCCTCCGGTGCGTCCAGCGCATCCAGCAGCACCTGCAGGTTCTCGTCCACCCACGCAGCACGCTGCACGAAGCGGGCCTTGTCCTTGCCGAAGCAATTGGCGATGTGCACCTTCAACCAGAACAGCCCACGGCTACCCAGTGGCTTACGCTCAGCGAAGTGTAGCAGTGCCTTGGCAATGTCGCCGCCCTGCGGGTTCAGCACGCCACGGTAGTAGTACCGCCCACGGCTGTCGATAAATGCCGGGAACCACAGATCGTGGTCGGAGTCCTTCGTGTGCCGCAGCGCAGTGCTCAGGGTGATGTGCGCCTTGCGCAAGTCCATGCGCTCACTGTGCCAACGCCAAGTCTTGCGCTTCCAGCCCTTGAGCGTCTCCAGCTCGTCTTCGGTGGCGTTTGCCTTGTCCCAGCTCTCGGGGAAGGGGAACTCAGGTGCCGGGCGCATCTCCTTGCGCGGGATACCGAGTACACCCCCACCGTTGCGCCAGATGCGGTGGATCATCTCCAGCGTAGGGCGGTGGATACGGAAGCTATGGCTCTGCAGGTAGTTGCCGCAGTCGAGCACTTGGTTCGCCTGCTGCAGATTCTGTTGCAGTAATGGTCGCAGCCACGGGCGGGTACGCAGACCCATACGGCGGAACGGGGCGTTGATCTGCATCTTGCGGGTGTAGTACCCGCCGCCAGCGTGCCCGTCCCACGGCAGGGGTGGTGCCAGCATCGGCTCCATCGGTTGGTGGAATAGGGTCGGCTGTTTGAGTAGCAGCTCAGCCACATCCGGGTCCAGCTCAAAGATCACCGAGGTGTGCTTGCCTTGGCCAAAGCGGTTGGAGCGTACAAGTCCGCAGTTCACGCAGGCGTCGAGGCCGTGCTTACCGAGGTGAATGTACTCGCTATTGCTCAGGCCCTGTGCATACTCCTCGCCCAGCACGTTCTTCACAGCAGCACGCATTGTCTTCGCAATGTGCGACTGGCTGGTGGTGCCGGCTTCCTTGAGGTACTCCTCAGTGCGCTCGATGTACAGCGGGTTCACCTTGTACGCCTCGTACACCAATGCCTCCCGCACGATGGCTACGCCGAGGGCGTGCGTGATAGCCTGCACGGTTGCCGGGGATTCCTTGCTGTCCCGCAGGCACGAGGCGACGACTTGCCGCACGGTCAGGGTGGCGAGCACATCCAGTGGGACGCGACGTAGCCAGCCCTTGAGTGCGGCACCCGGGCCGCGTGCTGTTGCAGTACAGATCACCTCCAGCTCTTGGCGCACATCCTCAAAGATGCGGGCCAGTAGCCGGGGGAATGCCGCGAGGTCGTCAACCCGACCCGCAGCCACGGCTTCTGCGTGCTCGCGCATCTGCTGCGCAGCGGCCTCAGTAGAGGCGCGGAGTTCTCGTTCGACTTGGGTGGGGTTGAGCATCACGGTTCCTTAGTGGGCGTCGGGGAAGGCGAGGTGGAAGTCAGCTACCAGATCGGCCAGCTCATACGGGGAGATGGTGCGGTGCTGGTTCGCGTCCATCACATCCTGCAGCGTCTCACGGGCAGCGTCTTCGTTGCCCGTGTCGATGGCTGCATGCAGGTCTTTGCAGAGGCGCTTGTACTCAGGGCTTGGCATTGTCATTCTGAATCTCCAATTCGTGCAGAAAGAGGGCGTTGGTCGCAACATGCGACCAGTGGCTCAGACCGGACTCGGGGTCGGTCTTCTCGCCGCGTTGCAGCGCGTCGAGGTGGCGGTACAGTGCGTCGAGATAGCGCTCCTCGCCGTTCGGTACGTTACGCCACGAGTGCGCCTCGTACTTCTTGGCGCCGAAGGTCAGCACAGCAACCACCCCGCCGAGCGCAAGCGCCAACCCCTGCATCAGCAGTGACCAGCGCGGCTTACCAGCGTCGAATTTCAAGTCCTTGGGTTGTTCCGGCTGACCTGCCGGATGTGTCACCGGTGTCGGGTTGGCTGCCGGGGACACCTCGTAAATCTCCCCATACTCGTTACGCCAGCGGTAGCGGTCGCTCGGCTTATACCCATTGCCGACGCATATTTCACCGGTGCTGTAGAGGGATAGGCGACCACTCCCCGGGTCGAGGTAGTACGAGTGGTCGTCGGGTGTGTACCTGAGATGGGTCTTGTCACGCTTTACTTCGATCAGTGTTGGTTTCATACAGCGCTCCGTAGGCGACGGCGTTGCTCAAGGGTGTTCATCAGCTTGCGACCACGCGACCAGCCTTTGCACGATGTGCAAAGGAACAGTTCGTACTGGCCCACGTTCGTACGATACGGCTTGGCCTGCAGCGCAAGGTGTAGGCTACCGCACTTCGGACATACCGGCGAATCGCTATCCACGAAGTTACCGTGGTTCGGCGCCTTGTCGTCCCATGGGAGCATGATCAGATACAGCTCCTCCAGCGACAGTACGTCATCGCGATTGTACAGCTCCATTTCGTCCCACGCTTCCATGTTGCCGAGCAAGCATTGCTGCCAGAGAACATAGCCGGGGAACTTGGAGTGACTGCGCTTCTTGGTATCACACAGCTTGTCGGTCAGATACTGTAGCTTGTTGCTGGTGAAGGCGAAGTTACGCTTGGCAGTCTCTAGTGTATCCGATACACGGTACGGAGATGGCGGTGTCATACCATTCAGGATGAACCGGGCATTGATCTTCTTGGTATCGAAGCGACGGCCATTGTGTGCTACTACAATGTCTGCTTCATCCAGCAGCTTCCATACGTCCTGCAGCATCTCTGAATCATTATCCATTGGATGCACATTACGCTGATCACGGTAGATCAGAGTATCATCACCTACCCACTTGGCAGAGTAGGACATGATATACCAATCTTCCTTCACCTGTTCCAGTGAGAGGAAGTTATTGAACAGTCCCCACACTGCGCCGAATACAGGTGCTGTTTCAATATCTATAACCAGTACCCTCGGACCGCTACGCCGCGCTTCCGCCTCCCTTATGCCGGCGGACCCCTCAGCACTGCACTGCTCGCTGCCGCTCACTTCGCTCTGCTTCGTGTTAGTGTGACAATTGTTTTTGTGGATATTCTTCAACCAGAAGCGTACCAATTCGCGGGATACCTCACCCCGTCCGAGGGCAGTCAGTATCACAGCCGCCTTGCGGCGATTGCCCTGCGCCTTCCGCTCCGCGTCCAGAATCTCCTCCTTGGTGAAGTCGTTGCGGGAGACTTGGTGTTGCGACTTGAATCGTTTCATTGGGAACCCTTCGGTAGCATAACGCGCACTTTGGCAGTTGCCCGGCGTGCGGCTTGAGCCTTGTTCTTCTTGACACGAGCAGCCTCGGCTTTCTCCTCGGCAGTCTTGTGCTCCGGGTACATGTACCCGGTGCCCGGCTGCTTGAGGTAGATCACGAGTCGCTCCAGCCACGGTACGATCTTCTCGTACGACATGCCGAGGCCGGCGTATCGTCCGACTGCATTGGCCACCTTACCCTCGGCGCCGTTGCAGCCACGGTGCAGGACGCCCCGCACCTCGCCTGTAACGTGGTCATGGTCCACGACCATACCACCCCTCTCGTTCGGGTCAATACGCTGCTGGCAGAGCGGGCAGATGCCTCCCTGCACGCCCTGCAGATGCGATAGCGCAAAGCCCCGGAGCTGGGTTCTAGTCAGCTTCCTGAGCATCCTCGTACTCCTTCTGTTTGGCGGCAATATACTGCCGATGATACTGATGCAGACCGTCCAGCCAGGCACTTAATTGCCCATCCAGATTCAGTTCCTTGAGGTAGGCGTACGCGCAGTCCTGTTCGGTGCGTCGCAGCCATAGCATCTGCGCCTCAGCCAGTGCGTCCTGACCGTTGCGTGCATACGCCCAGAGGATACGGTTGGCAGCCTCGTCTTCGTCGTCAATCTTACTCAGGAAGTCCAGCGTACCCGCCTCCCCGATCAGCTTGCCGTCCAGTCGGCTGAGCCCTTGGATGTTGTCGGCCTTGTCCCCCATGAGCATCTGCGCCCAGAAGAACTTCGTGCCGTGCCCTTTCACTTTCAGTTTGAGACTTGGAGTGAAGTCTTGGTCGATCCATCCGTACCGGTCGCCCGGTGCCAGCACATCCAGCTTGCCGCGCTTCTCCTCCCAGTACGGGCCGGGCACGAGTCGCAGGTCTTTGTCGTCCGACTTGACCACGCCACGCGCACCGTACACGAGGCTGTCCATCGTCAGCGCATCATCGGCCTCCCAGTACCGGTGCAGGTTCAGGTACCACTCTGCGGGTACCCCTGCTGCAACGGCCTCTGGGGTGCCCAGCAAGTCGCGCAGAGGCTCCAGCAGGGGTGGCTTAGCCTTACCGCTCCGCGTCGCTTGGTAGGGCTTAGCGGTGGGGTATAGGGCACGTCCGGCCTTGGCACCGCCCCGGCCAGTCAGATGCACCCGGACCTCGGCGGATTGGGTGTTGAACATGTCCGTGAGGACTTCGGTTATAAAGCGCCGTACGGCGGTTGGCAGGGTCTTGGCCGTAGCGGCGGCACGGTATGCCGCACCGTCGCCATCGAGCAGCAGCACCCTTCCGGGGACCGCTGCGTCGAACTGGTTCTCAAGGCTGCTCAGGTCTACCCCGAGCACCTGCATCACTGCACCGGAGGAATCGGCAGGGACGGTACAGCCGGTGCGCTCGGGATGGCGGGCACGGCTGGGGTGGCTACGTTCGCAGTGGCCACCGGGGTCTGCAGCACACCGGCCTCTGGGAGCGGGCTAGCGGGCAGGCTGGCCGGGGGCGCTACAGGGGTGGCGGGTACTGCCGGAACGGCTGCTGCAGGGGCCGCAGCGGGGGCTGCAGGGGCCAGTTGCTCCGGGGTCGGGAGGCTGGCACCAGCACCACGAAGTAGTTGCTCCAGCGGGCTACCGGCGAAGTCCACGGCTGCGAGGATTTTGTCCTGCATCCAGTTCTTCGACTTGCCGTCATCGCCGGTGCCTTCAATCTTGAGGGCATTCCAGCCAGCCAGCGTCGGCTTGTTCCACAGGAACAGTTGGTACATGTCGTCCGGGGCCTGCGGCACCGGGTACGGTTGGCGGGATACCTGATCGAACGGGGGCAGGGTGTCGGCCAGTTCGAGGGTGTTGCGGGCTGGCTTATCGCCAACGGCTGCCTTGATGCCGATCTTCACGAGGAACGGCTCACCGAGGAACTGGGCGAAGTGCTTGGCGCTGCCCTTGTAGTTCAGCTTGTCGAAAGCCTTCTTGGCACCGGCCTTCTCGTTGTTGCCGAGCTTCATGTACCAAGTGCGGATCAGGCCCGGCGTACCGTCCGGGTTGTGGAACAGGTCTTGCGGGCGGTTGGCTGGCGGTACAGTGTTCGGTTGGCCGTCATCGCCGTACGGTTTGGTATCGCCCCAGATAGCGAAGCCCAGTCGGAACTCCAGCGCAGGTGCCTTGGCGGTGCCTTGGTACTCCTGCGGCTGCATGCCGAACTCGATGTACTGCACGAGGCGGGCCATCGCGTAGCCAGCAGGGTACAGGCGCTGACCGCCACCACCCTTACTGGTTTCGGACATGTCCACCGCATAGCTGTCTACGGCATCTTCAATGTCTTGCTTGAGTTGCGCGAGAATGCTCATTGTTGTTTCACCTCGATGATGTTGATGCATTGGGTTGATTGCAGGTTGATGCAGTTGGTGTCACCATTGGCCCGGTAGAGTCGCAGGTAATCACCTTGGAACTCGTAGCCAACCACCTTGTTGAACAGGGAGGCGGCACTATCGTCTGACTTGGGGTCAGGGACTTCACGCCACCACACCTGTACGTTATACAGGCTCAATGCACATGCTCCTTCTGATACATGCTCGGCCCGGCTTCTGCTGCAGCGGGGAACGGGACGTGCCCGATGCTGTAGCCGAGGTACTGGGACATGAACTTGGGTGCGTCCTCCATGATAGCCTTGGTGCCCAAGGCGGCCTCACGCAGTACGTCCTCGTGCACGTCCAGATACAGGGCGTCGTGTACGTTATTGATAAGGAAGGCGCGGCCTTCCGGGTATTCTTCCGAGCGGAAGAAATCGTTTGCGATCAGCCAGCGGATAACCCGGCCAGCGGATACAGCCATGAGGTAGAACGCTTCGCCTTGGCACCAGTAGTTGGCGATCTGCGTATCCTTGTAGTCCATGATGTGCTGACGCGAGGCACGGTCCCACTTCGGATACTGGCGGAAGCTGTAGCGAGCGCCGCCCGGCGAGGCCCAGTAGCCACGGCGGTAGATGCTCCAGCCACCATCGTCACGCTGCTCGCGGTGCAGGCCCTCTGGCTCCAGCCCGGTGCGCTCCACGGCGTCGCGGATCACTTGGCGGAACTGGATCGCTTGCGGGAACAGGCGGGCCTCGGTGGCGAGGAACTCCTCGGCGTACTCCAGAGACACGCCGGTAGCGTATGCAATCCCGGCAGCGCTGGCGCCGTACTGCGCAGCAAAGCTCGGCGGCTTAATGTCCGTCCGCATCTGCTTGTACAGCTTGTGGTCCGGGTGCTCTTGGTTCTCAACCGCTTTGTGCAGTACGTCCTCGTACGGCTCACCGAGTTTGGCGGCGAGGCGCAGGCAGTGCATGTCGATGCCGTTGACCAGCTTGTCCAGCAGATTCTCGTCGCCGGATAGGGCGGCCAGCATGACAACTTCCAGTGCCGAGTAGTCCACCTCGACGATGCGGCCCTTGTCGCCGAAGCGTGAGGTGAACATCTGCTTCACCTTGGAGGTACCGTCACGCGGCAGGTTCTGCAGGTTCGGGTTGCTGGAGGACAGGCGCCCGGTGGCAGTGGCCGTCAGGTTCAGGTTGTGGTGGATGATACCATCCGGCTGCACGTACTGCAGCATGCCCTTGACCTTCTTGACGTTGCCATCCTTGTCGTACTCGATGCTCCGGTAGTACGTCGAGTTGTCCTTGTCGAGCTGTGCCATGCGCACCAGCAGCTTAGCAGCATCGAAGCCCTGCTTGCCGAGCACCTCCAGCACATCCGAGCTGGTGCTGTACACCGGGGTCTTATCGTCGCACAGGAACCGCTTGCCACGCCAGTCACCACGATCACCAAAGTTGTCGCGGATATGCTCGGGCAGTTCGTCAATCCAGATCAGGCCGGGGAACTGGTACGCCGTGTCATCCCACTTGGTCTGCGGCGTGCTCGTCTCAACCTTGTGCACCTTCGGCAGACCCTTGTTCTTACCCGCCTTGTAGCGGTCACAGGTCCACAGGTCGGTGGCATACAGGTTCGTCGGCCCCTCGTCAATCGAGGTGTACTGCTCACGCCCGGAGTGTGCCTCGATCCAGAGGTGGCCGTCCTCCTTCTCATACATGATGTTGCCGTCTGCGTCGGTGCGTGGTACACGGGTGCGGTACTTCACCGGTCCGCCGAACAGTAGGGCGGACATGTGGTAGTCACTGCCCCAGTTGAACCCCAGCTCAGCCGGCAGGTCCGGCAGCAGCTTGTTCGCCTCGACACGCAGTGCAGCCAGCTCGGCCTCCTGCTCAGCGAGGTTGCGCTCAGCCACCTCGGTGTTCACGTACAGGCCAGCGAACTCACAGAAGGCAAACGCCAGCAGTGCCTCGCAGCGCTGTAGAAAGAAGTTCCACTGCCCACGCTCTTGCAGCAGTGCTGCCTGACCGTAGAAGCAGCGGGCTGTGTTCTCCACGTCACCACCTGGGCCGGCGAGGTACTCATGCAGCAGCTTCGGGTCGATCTGGCTGGTGCGGTAGCCCTGCTTCCAGAGTTCCTTCACCGCGTCGATCTTCGGCGTACCGCCGTACTTCGGAGCCGTCTCGTCCAGTGACGGATACGTCTCGGTGAAGTTCGACAGGATGTACTCGGCCTGCTGGGTACAGAGCACCCGACCACCGCGCTTGAGGAACTTGAGGAACTCGGCCTTATGGCGGGACAGGAACCAGCTAATCTCGTACATCGCGTTGTGCGCTACGAGCATGTCCACGCCGTCTAGGTTCAGCCAGTTGCAGGCCGCGTCCTCTTTGCTCAGGAAGTGCAGGTGCTGCACCGGGCCGGGCGTACCGCCCATAATGTCGTCACGCCAGCCGGCCATGACGATGAAGTTGTCGGGGTTGTGCGGAGACGCGAGCTGCCCGTACCACGGGTGGTTGTTAGTTTCTAAATCTATTACACGAACCGTGGTCATTTTGGGTAGGTTCCTCGTAGGACTCGATAGATGACGTTGGTATCCACCGCGTAGTCCCGCGCTAACTGTAGCACTCCATTGGGCGCCCGTGTACCTACCCGCTGAGGACTATAGCGCGCACGTATGTGCATACACTGCGTGGGCGTAAGTTTCTGGCGCGAAGGTACTACCTTAGCGGATCGCCCACGCTCGGCGCGATCCCGATTATTGTCTGCCCGAGAGCCTAGTAGCAGGTGCTCTGGATTAACGCAGCGCGGGTTGTCGCAGGTGTGCCTCACACACTGCCCAGCAATTGCAGCGAGTGTCGTCCCATGGTGCTGGGCATACGTCAAGCGGTGTAGGCGGGTGCTGATACCACTGCGTCCCGGCCACCCAACCATTGCGTACCCCTCCGGCGAGAGACTCCGCGTGCGTCCATGATCTATGCAGGACATAATGCCTCCAAGTCGATGATGCGTACCGTGGTCATGCATCTACCTCCAGTCTATAACAGGGCACGCATACGCAGTGCCGCCCATTGGGTACTGCGTAAGCTGTGTAGTGGTGTGTGCCCGTTAAGAGGTCTGTGACCTTGTAGCACTCCAGCACTAGGCGAAACCCGGCTGGGTACTCAGTTCCAGTTGAGTGCACGCCAACCTCCCCACCAGATACGCAGCGGGCCGGCACTGAGCACGCTCAGCGCACCGCCCGATACCGGGACTCGCAGGAAGTCCCAGTGCCATACACGCACAGTCAAGGACACACCCAGATACCAGCGGCGTGTGGCCTTTGCCTTCTTGTGGTTGTTCGCCTCGACGAACCACTTACCTGTTTCGATCATGCCTTGGTTCCTCCTACGTCGCGGAAGCCATCGAAGTGCGGGTGCCGGATGCTGCCGTCCTTGGTGCGCTCCATGCCGGATACGCGGCAGTGCCAACCGATGTAGATAGTTGTGGTAATGCCGACCTCGTAGGCAGTAGCGTGGTAGTTACTGGTGTACTGATTCATGTGGTCTTGAGTAAGGCCGGTGGCATTCACCTCGGAACCGTCTTCCAACCGCACACGGAATCCCACGATCTTGCCGGCGTTGGACTTCTCCTCGTCGCCCCACACGTACCCGACCACCACACCATCGGCCTCAAAGCCCGGGGCGAAGTCGGCACCACAGCCCGGCTTCACCTTCCACCAGCCAGTGACCTTGCCGTTGCGGTACTCAAGCTCCGGGTCTTTGAGGATCAGGCCCTCGTACCCGTACTCCCGGCGAGAAAGATACTCGGTGCGCACATGCTCCAGCGTACGCACGACGCTGTAGTCCTCGTGGAAGATACCGCCGCGAGGCACAGCCGGTGCATGCGGTAGTTCCGCATACAGCGGGTCTAGACGGCGACAACGCGTCGGACTATCACCTCCATGCAACATAACCTCCGAGCGCACCAGATCGAACACCACGAACATGACATTCGGTAGCTCCTCGACTGGGAGCGCCTCGTCGCGCCGCAGTAGACCGGACATGTCCTCAAAGCAGTACCCCAGCACCAGCACCTCGGCGTCGAGTACTCGGTCGTGGTAGCCATCCAGCAGGGCGGCGAACTTCTGGCGGAACGCAGCGAGGCTGGTCAGCTCGATACCCTCGCGGGTAGTCAGGCGCACCTCACCGTTGATCTTGGTGATCAGGCAGCGGAAGCCATCATACTTGGTGCAGGCATACAGCGGGCCTTTAGCAAGTCGCTTGGCGATTGCCTTCTCGTTCCAGTCAACCGCGCGGTGCGGCTTCGGATTCCAAAGGCGGGGTTTCTTGGTGCTCATACAGCAATCCTCCCAAGGTTATACATCATATCGTTGACGCGGATATTCAACTCCTCCACTACGGCCTCAACGTACGCGGGGCTGGCACCCGTGATATTGACAGAGTACCACATCTCATGCTTGCCATCAAAAATGACTACCACGGTTAGGAAGTTATCGCGGTAGTGTCGGACGCGCCACTTTTTGATTACTCGGGGCGCCGTCGAGGAATTGACATTTGCTTGCATTTATCTTTCTCCAAGTCTTGCCGCGTATAGCGTTGTGCATTACTGCTGTGGCTACTCCAAAGCGCCGAGCTAATGCTGCGGCACCATACTCCGGGCGATGCTGTGAATAGTATGCAGTCCATTACGCACCATCCAAGTACTGACATTTAGCGGCGTCGAAGTACACCTCAGCCTGTACGTGCGACGGTCGTCCGGGCATTTGGTATTTGTTCTTCGGTGTACTAAAGCCACGGAGCTGCGCCATCTCTGGTGAGTCCAATGCACCAAGCATCAGGATAATGTCAGTAGCACCTTGGATACCGGTCTTGCTGTCCTTGAGCGCAGAGTACGGCGGGTACAGCATGTTCCCACCCTCGTTGCTGATCTGCACGGTGCCGAGGGATACGAAGTCGTGACGCACCGCCATCTCACGGGCGACCTGCCACTTCTCCTCAATCTCGTCGGCCTTGTTACCGCCACCCGAGCTGCTGCCCAAGCGGAAGTTCGCCATCATGTCCCATACAACGACGCTCGGGCGCATGGCCTCGATGACCTGTTCGATCTGAGCAAAGCTCGCACCGTGCATATCCTTAACGCGGATGCGGTCAACACGACCGACCACCGACTCGTAACGGGCGCGGAGTTCACCAGCATTAGAAAGGGCCACGAGTTCATCCATGTCAACCCCAAGGGCTGCTTGGTAGATGCGCGGCACGATACGCTGGCCTTTGCCCTCGTTATTGAGCCAGAGGATGGGTCGCTCAGGGTCGAAGTATTGATCGAGCTGCTTGGCAAAGTGCGCAAGGATAAAAGCAATGAGAGAAGTCTTGCCCTTATCGGGGCGCCCAGCGATGGCAACCGAGGCGCCACCCAAAACGCCCTTGATAGCTCCTGTGAGAACATTTGTTGGGAATTTAAGCCCATAGTCTTTCTCCTCGGTGGCGAGGATGCTCTCGATGCTATCGTCGATCCACTGCGTACTCGTGCTCTGGGCCAGCGTGCGCGAGGTAGTCTCGGACATGCGGTGCAGTTCGTACACGAGGTCAACCTCCTCGCCTGCTTGATAGCGGGCAATAAGAGCCGCAGCGCGGCCCGAGAAGTCTCGCTCGTACAGTGAGGCAACGACGCCCTTGAGGGCAACCTCGTCTACGGCCTGACTGGCTTGTGCCAAGGCATACCGCATGACGGCCAGTTGTTCGGGATTGTACCCGCTGCGCAGCTTAATGAGTGCATCCAGTGCATCCCAGTTAATCTGCTCATGCTCCGGGTACGCTTGGAAGTACAGGGGATACCACCCCAGTACAGCTTGCGACTCAGGACTCAGCATCGCTGTGGGCACCGCTTCGCGCAGTGCCCTGTAGCGGGACTTGTCCGTGAGCGCCTGCAGGATCAGCGTGTCACTAGCCACAGATACCCTCCCGCACGGGCGCACTTGCCATTGGCCAGTTCAACCACACCTCCCCAAGCATGTACATCCAGTCGATGCGGTAGACTACGCCGTCCGCCTCGTACATACTGGTATCTAGGTGCCCGTGGTGGTTGCCTTGCCAGAATCTACCGTTAAACATAGCATCTCCTTGATCTGATCTGAACGCATGTCCTTCGGGTCTAGCCCATCGGGTACATGCAGTTCGGTTACGGGTTTACCCAGCGCCCGTAGGCGTCGAGCCACAGCCATAGTCCCATCACGACCAGCGCCGTCGCCGTCGAAAGCAACAAGCACACGGTCACAAGCCAAGAGGACGGCGAGCAATCTTGTGTGCAGACTGGTTCCGAGACACGCCACTCCGGTAAGAGGTCGTCCATACAAACTCCATCTAATCTTGAGGGCCGAGAAGTAGTCCTCGGTTAGCACTACCGTGCCTTGCACGGTGTCGTGCGGATGCGTTGCGTACACGGGCACAGGCTTGCCGGGGCTGCGGTACGCTACCCACTTGGGCTGCACGTTCCCCAACGCACGGCCTAGCCAGCCCTGTGCAGAGCCGACTATCAGCCGCTGTTGGTCCTTGGAGGTGTACATCGGCACGCCCGGCAGCATAGTGTGCAGGTCAATGCCCTTGCCCAGCATGCTACGCCAAGCGTACTGCGAGATGATCGGGTCGGTCCCAAACGGTACAGCATCCGCAGGCCACGGCATTACCCGTTCCTGCTGCTGCACTGCTTGGCTCAGATCGACGTGCTCTTTCATCAGCACGCCGCCCTCGTGGCACCGATGGCAGTACGCCCACCACCTGTCCACGTCATTGCCGACCACGAGGTTAGCTCTGTTCTCCTCGTTGTGGTACGTGCGCTTGCTTTGCCCCACTGGCAGCGCCTGTGCTTTCGCCAGCCACTCGTTGTGGGGCAGGGGCATTACAGCAGGCCCTTGACGAACTCAACGACCGGGGCGTACCACTCCTCGTAGTACACGGTCTGGGCCAGCAGAACCACACAGGTAAATAGCGACCAGTAGCGCTCGGTACGCACCTTACCCTCGGCACGCTCTGCACTGAACTCGGCATTCTCCTTGTCCACTTCCAATCGGCGGCAGCGGACCACCAAGGTGTCTACCTGACCGGACAACTGGGCAATCTCGTTGCGGGCCTGCTGCAAACGCGCAGCGAACACACCGTCGAGGCGCCCACGTTCTGCGTCGAGGGCCTTGGCTGCCGCAATGTGCTTCTGTGCAGCATCCTCAGCAGCATCCTGCGCCAAGTCGAGTGCCTGCATCTCTGCCGTAATCTCCTCAAGGGCTTTACGGTAAGCTGCACGCAGTTCCTCTACCTTGCGGTAGCGGCCCTGCAGGGCCGCACGGGAGTTCTGTACCTTGTTCTTGATTTTGCGAATGGCCATAGTGGCTCTCCTATTGTTCAAACAAATTTAGCCGCGAGTGCAGGCGGCACTGCCTCATTGCACGCTTACGTTACTGTAGTCGTATGCGCCCTTGAGTTCGGTCCAATGCACCAGCAGCATGCGGTCGCCTTGTGGGACGTACAGGCCACGGTGCAGGGTAGTCTTGCCGAGGAAGATCAGCGCATGCCCAGTGGGCACGGGTGGCACCTCGATGCAGGTCAGCATGTCCAGCGCCAGCTCAGTGCCGCCGCCCTCAAACTCACCCGTGTTCAGTGCGACCACGACTGTCTGATCACTGTCGGCATCGTGGTGCCAGTTCCCGTGCGATACACCCTGCGGGTTGTACCGTGCAAACTGGATGCTATTGATCTGGGCCGGCTCCTGCATGTGCGCACACTGCAACACTGGACGCATGCCAATGTCGAACACGGCCTGCAGGATACCGAACAACTCGGGCATCTCGTTACCTGTCACCAGCTCGTCGATCTGGTACGCTTGGTCCTCGTACTCGTTCGGTACGAAGTCCTTGTCGTGCGCCTCTAGCACTAACTGCTGGCAGAACTCAGGATGCAGGTACGGCAGGGCATACGCCGTTGGTAGACACTCGGATACACGTTGGCGCAGCAGCCAGTTCAGGCTCGCCCGGCAGGTCGGATGCTTCTGCATGTACAGCTCCAGTGCATCGTAGTCCCAGCCGCACAGCTCGCCGAACTCACCGAGGCGGGTCAGCGGGGTGATGTGCGGCAGCAGGTCTGGGTGCAGCTTGTTCTGTACCTTGCGCAGAAGTGAGTTTGTTATCTCTTGCATGATTCCTCCTTGCCCGCCATACTCGGAAGTATCGCGGCTTGCCTATTCAGATCAATCCAAATGTCACTTACATGCTGCGCTACACCGATCTTGATGTTGTACGCATGGTTTCTACCGACATGCTTGCGTGCGGCATGACGGGTTTTATATGCCTTCCCGCACACTGAGCAGGCGCTGGCAATTCTTTCTTGGCCCATCACACCACCTCCTTGCCGTTCAGGCGGGCGAACTCGCGCAGAGCGGCCTTGAATCCACGCTCGTAAGAATCTCCCCACTCACCAGACTCCTTGACAACTAGAGTCGGCATCACCACGCCTGCGCTCGGCTGCGGGGTGGTTGGCGGCGCCACATAGCCACTGTGGGCGTCTGCATCGTAGTCGGTGATGCGGGGTTCTTCGGCAAGCTCGCCTATCAAGTAGCGCACACGATCAGCTTCGTAGCGAACGCGATCCGGGTATTCGGACCGATCAAGCGTGATGACAGCTCCGTCGAACAGGCTCTCGCCTTTTCGGTGGAGTAGCGCCGTGTAGTTCTGCTTACCGTTCGACTCTGGCATTGGGCCGTACCACACCGACAATACCACCGCTTCCGCGCTCTGCGGCTGCTGGGATTTCAGGTGGTCGTGCATGGCCATCATGGCATTGGCGAACCATGTGATCATGAGCTCATGCTTGTCTACCAACCCTGGGAAGGTTGCGACAAATAAGTCAGCCCATGCCTTTGCATCCGGGTTCGTGTGAATGCTGTGGTCGTAATCTGCGCCTGCTGGCTGCCAGCTCAGCTCACCCACTGGCGCGGCCTTGGCCTCTAGGGCGTCGGCGGCTTGGCGCAACAGGCCGCCGGATGCACCATCTACCCAGCTCGGCGCCGCACGTAGGTGCAGTATCAGTTCTTGCATGTCCATCAGTATTCTCCTATGGGCTCACTAAGAAAGCCCGATACCAGACCGGGCTTTCTCGATCAACTCACAGCTTATTCAGCCTGAGCCTCCTGCGCTACCGCCTCGTCGGAGGACGGTACGCCATCCTCGAAGCGGTTGCCGCCCACGGCCAGAACGTCCTTGCTCTGGATGATGTAGGTCTGGGCGTCGAAGCCTTCGCCGGCATAGACGCGCAGCAGCTTGCCCTTGGCCTCGTCGTCCTTGACGCCGAGCACTTGTCCGGTCACTTCCTTGCGATCTTCCTTGCGACCGACAGCGAAGGTCACGGTGTCGCCTTGCTGCACGTTCTCGATACGCAGCAGTACGTTCAGCTCGTCATTGACGGCTTGCAGTGCCTCCGCCTTCTCGGCAAAGGTGCCACGCAGGGCTTCCAGAGTTTCGTTCAGTTTGGTAGCTTGGGCTTGCAGTTTTTCGATACGGGTAGTCATGGTGTAGCTCCTTGAATCAGATTGCCGGGCGCGACTCCGGGTTTAAAGGCGCAGATTTCAGGTTCAGTTCGGGCGATCTATGGCTGTTAACTTTCCACGGGCACCTCCTGTACCTTGCCAGCCAGCGCAGCTCGTCGGCTGGCATTCTGTTGGGCTGCCGGGCTATTGTTCGGCACCGGGATGTACTCATGCGCCGGCAGCACTGCTACCTTAGCCTTGCGCAGTAGGCAGATCAGGCTGATGTGCGGGTGCTTGGCGTTGCGGAATTGGGTGGTGAGTGCAGCTTGCACGCGGTACTTCTTATGGGTACGGCGCCACAGTTTCATTACAGCTTCTCCAGTTTGGCAACAGGTTTCGGGGTGTGTGCTTTGGATACGGCCTTGCCGCAATACACCGGGAACACGGTGAACTCAACGCCGGTATTGCCTTGCGCCAGACGCAGGGCCTCGGCCTCGGCAATCTTCTGGGTGCGGTGCAGTACGTTGGGTGCACCGTTCGACGACGCTATGACAAACCCGAGGGTGTCGGCAGGCTCTACGGCTACTTCGTCGGTCACAAATTCCGACATGCCGTTTGTCCACCGACCGTTACCTGCGGCGCGGAACCCGCTATTGGCATAGATTTCGCCGCTGTCATCCTCATACAGTTCGCCTGTATTCGGGTTTAGGTAGCGCACAGCACCTACGAGGTCGCCACTATTACAGGCGGCTGCGGTGTAGTGGCCTTTCAAGAGTTTAGCGGACATAGTGCAGGTTCTCCCCTACGATAGTGTAAGCGTTCGGGCGGTTCACGACTTGTGCCACCGGGCGGGATACCAGCTCTCCGATGTACTTGCTGGTTACATCGTGGTCAAAGAACGGGGCGTCGCACAGGTACGCATTCCGCTGCCCGTCAAGGTACAGTGCAGTCTGCTGGCTGCGTGCATTCAGCAGGGCTACGAGGGCCTTGCGATGCGTTTGGAACTCGTCCGAGGGGATCAGTACCGACCACTCCTGAACGCCCTCGTAGCAGCCTTGCAGGGCCTCTACCGGGCGGCCCAGAATCTCCCCGATGGCAGCCTCGGTCATGTCCCGGTCGTGATTCAGGCTAACGATGTACAACGGTGTACCATGTTCTTTACGCATCGACTTTCTCCAGTTTGTGCAGGTGGTGTAGTACTTTTGGGTTGCATTCTCGGTGCAGATCGAGCGGCGCTTGATTGTTCCAACCAACGTCGAACGGTTCCCAGCTTGAGCTTGAGCTGATGGCAAGCGGCCCACTGCCGTAGAATTGGCGCTCAAGGCCCTTCTGCAATTTCTCAAGCCCAAGGGCATTTAGGCTGCTGCACAGCACGCCACAGCTCAGTAGGGCGAACAGATGGTACGCCTCGGTGGGTGTCAGGGTGATAGTGAGGCTGGCCGGCTCGACCAGTTTAGTCACCGGGGCATTGGCTTGAATCTTCATGCGTACAGCTCCAGAATCTTGTTGGCAAACGCGACAGCGGTTTCGCTGTCTAGCACCAGTTGACGGCTCACCCGCAGCACTCCGTCGTTCACGAGGTACAGGGTGAGGTCGCCATCGTCATGTTTACCGAACACGCAGACGGCGCCGTCGATCCCGTCCTCTACCTCAAGGAACCGAACCGCGGCGTTGGCTCCGTGGTGCTGTCCGCCATAGGTATCTGCTGCCACGGGTTGGATGATAGTTGGTTGTGCTTTGCTCATTCTGCTTTCTCCAAGCAAGTTTCGTCGATGGTGTCCCGCCTGTCGTCGCCAAAGTCCACGACATAGCAGGCGCAACTGCGGGTGAAGGCTTGTGCGGTCACAATAGTACCGCGCTTGCCTAGGTGTTGGGGCTCAGGTTGCAGAGCCCCGCCCGGGCCTTTGACGGCCCGAACCGTTTGCCCAACACGGTAGCGTGCCGGGCGCAGTTTCTTAATTGAGTCGTTCAAGGCGGAGTACCTCTGGCCCGTAAGGATACTGCGGGCTACGCATGAAGCGGTTAGCGGCCAGCGTCAGACGCTGCACGGTGGCTTTGTACTGGTGCACGGCTTGGTTGTACGCGGCGATGGCACTAGCGAACTCGTGCAGATCGGGTGCATTTTGAGCCGCGAGTGCAGCGTGCACCTTGCGCACGAGGTAACGGTATCCCGACAGGCCCCAGTTGGTCTGCTCGTCGTTGCGTCGGCACATCTCCTGCACAAAGGAGACTTGATCTGCCGGGAAGTAGCCATACTCGTCAGCGTGCATGCTCTGGCCGATAGTGTCGGCGTAGTACACATGCGTGCAGTCCTGCCAGTATTCCGCAGGGATATGCATCAGCACCAGTTGCCACAGGATACCGGCCAGCGCTACCTCGTCGTTGTACGTGGTGCGCATGTCAAAGGTCAGGTGCCCGAGGTCGTGCATTGCACGGAACCACAGGTTCCCGCGCTCGCCGTAGATGCTCTGGGCGCAGCCTTCCTGCGCAACGTACAGCACGCCGCCGTTGTCGCGGATGCAGTCGCGCATCTCGTCCAGCGTACTAGGCGCCTCGGTGTACGTCTGCACACCCTTGACACGCTGGCAGCCGCCCGGCATGTCACGCAGCAGCTTGCGTGCCACTTGTTCGTACGCCTTAGCCAGCAGCTGCGCGGCCATTGTTACCTGTAGTTTGTTCACGTTGAATCTCCTGTTCAGATGCACTCGGCTGCTCTGTGCCCGGGTGGCGGTGGTGGCGGTTTGGCCTTGCGGCAGAGGGCTGCCACGCTGTGCCCACAGAGCATGCAAGTGCACCCGAGGTTAGTCGGGTGCTGCTTGGTTGCGTTCAATGATGCGGCGATATGCTGCGCCGCGTTGGTACCCTACGTCACACTCAACGCCCAGTACATGCTCGTACGAGCGCGGCCCGTCACCATTGAAGCCGCGTTGCCAGTCAGAGCGGCGACCGGGCGTGCAGTACGGGTTCACGTCACACTGCCAGAAGGACCAGCCATGCGGGCTCGGCTCGGCGTGCACCACAGCGCCCCGCATGTAGTCTTCGAACGCAGCCTTTTCGGCATATGCCCGGACGCACGCCGGGTCACTAAGCCGCATTGGTGACGGCCTCGGTTTGAAGCGCGGGTGCAGCCGGCACGCCCAGCAGGTCTGCCAGTTTGTCGGCGCCCTTGACGGTCAGGCCCTTAGCTTGCGCGGCCTGCGCATGCTTGATCAGCGCAGCCAGCTTGCCTGCAAAGTCGAACTCGTCGGCCAGCGGCTTGTCCTTCTTGCACTCGTACCACGGCTTAGCGGCGGCAGCTTCCAGCAGGGTAGTGCCTTGCTTGTGGTACACCAGAGGGAACTGCTTGGCAGTAGCCTTGTCAGTGTTCACGATGATCTTGCCGTGCAGTTGCAGCCAGTCGGCCAACGCCTTAGCACGGGCACCCTTCGGCAGAGCCTTGAGCAGCTTGTTAGCCAGACTGACCTCGCCGTGCAGCTCGACGTGTTGCAGCACGTCCAGACCTACCGACTGCACGGATTGGTCGAGGCACTTGCCAGTGATGGTGATGTGTTGGATTGCGGCTAGGATTTGCTTTTGAGTACGCATGTCAGTGCTCCGGGTTCCAGAAGCCAGTGAGGCTCATACTGTTACGATTAGTCCAAGTGTCGTTCAGCTTGCGCTTAGCCTTAGCAGCGGCAGCACGTTCGCCTGCATCCTTCCCGTGGCGGGCAGTATTGCCAAGCGTACAGCGCAGCCGCACATCATGCTCGGCCTTGTTTTGCATCTTGCCGAGGTCGAGGCTAAGCCCCTTGTCTTGGCGTTGGGTACGGTTAGCCCGACGCCGCAGCTTGCGGTCGAGCGCTGGCATATTCACTTGCATCGGGCTATCCTCATTCAGTTTCGGCAGTGCTCTGCCATCATCAGTAGGGCAGCGTTAGCCCTAGACTGTAGTGACTCAGTGCAGGGTCGGCCCGCCGTGTTCACTATTCGCCGTTTACGTTCGGTACTCACGTCGGTCTAACCCTGTCCGGCTTCTGAGCATGGGCTCATAACTCCCGGCGATGGGCTCGGTCTACTCCCGAAAGTCGGACGCCCAGCGGTTCGCGTCATCGCCTCAGGTTATCCCTTCGCAGATTGCAGAGGTCTGTTCAGCCAGAGCCGTCGAGACTTGCGCCTTACGTTGGCTGGTGCCCGGCACCAGTTTTGTTGCTTGGCGACTATACTACAGCCGCCCGTATTGCTTGTCAATCACTGTGGCGCTTTGCCAGTCAGCTAGCTCTGGCCGCTTAGCAGGCCCGCTAGTCTCGCCACCCGAGGGCAGTCACGTCACTAGCTGATGGTGTCACTGTACAGGTCGCGTTCCTGTTTGTCAAGTTGCTCCGACCAACTTGCAAGCCGCCGTGCTAGGCGAAAGACCACTTTCGTTAGTAGCAGTGTGGGCTGCTATGGTGTCGCATTCTACAGCATTCGCTTAGCTTGTCAACCTTCAACCGTTGCCGGTATCTACAGTCAACTGCTAGTGATCGGTGTGTGCCGTTGTCCACCTACCCAGACCCCCTAGGTCTGAATCACTTGCTTGCCTTGCTGGTTCGCACTGTACAGATCACTCCGCACCTTGTCAACCCGTTGCAGTTTCGCTAGTGCTTCGCTGCAATGTGGAGCCATTAGAGCATGCCTAGGTGGTTATAAGCAACACCATGAGAAGCACTGTTTTGGTTATAACAGGTAATTGTCACACTAACACGAGAGAAGCGAGGGGCGGAGCAGCAGCGAGAGCCGCAGCAAGCGAGCCGAGCGGCATAAGGGAGCGAGGGAACAGGCCGGCGCAGGCCAGAGCATCCAGAGTATCCAGAGGGAAGCCAGAGGCGCACAGAGCGAACACAGGGCGCACAGGCAAAACAGGCAAGCAGCGAAAAGACGCAAGGTAGCCCGCACAGGCAGCAGCAAAACAGGCAAGCGGCGCAGGGATGCACCGCCAGCACAGGACGGACCGGGAGCGCACAGGGATGCACAGGTATGCACAGGCGCAGGCGCAGAGATAACCGGGCTGGCACAGGCGCACGCGGTCAGGCGAGCGCGAGCGAGCGCACCGCGCACAGGTAGTAACAACCGGGCATGCATGCGCACGCGTAGATAACCGGGCGCAGGTACGCACACCCGAGCAGGCACAGGCAGGCACAGGCGGGGGCGGGCACAGGTGCGCAGCCGGGCGCACAGGCACCCCCCCCACGGGGGAGTGCGGGCGCGTGTGGGGTGGGGAGGGCTCACGAATGATCGAACCAAATTTAGGCGCGAGTTACATGCGCACCTCCACCACCCTGCACCCGAGCGAACCCGAGCCATCCGAGGGCACCTAGTGGCGCCCAAGGTAATGCTCTATCAAGTGTTGATCAGCGCCAGAGCAGCGGCCACTTGATCGACAAGTGCGTCGATGGCAGTAATTTCGGCAGCGGCCAGAGCAGTCGGGGCCTTGGTGCCCTGAGAGAACTGCTGCAGGACCACCTCCAGTTGAACCACGCGACGGCGGCAGTCTTCGATCTGAGCTACGGTTGCGGTTGCGATACCAGCCATGATTATCTTCCTTCTTCATTGGGATTGAAGCCATTCAGTGCGTTGCACTGGTCCAAGGCTTCGGAGTACAGCAGCACAGCTTTCGCTAGGCCGCCATTCGTGCGTGGCTGTACGAGCGGATGCTCACAGCGCACAGGTTCATTTGCAACGGACGTGCTTGCACAGCCCTGCAGCAACAGCAGCAGGGACAGCAGCATCCCGCCAAGCAGGTTCCGCATCGAGTGCCTCCTGTACCGCAGCCTCAGCGGCTTGCGCTTTTTGGTTCGCGGCCAGTACAGCCGCCTTGGTACGGTCCAGACGGACCTGCAGGGCCGCCAGCTCGCGAGTTCTTGCTTCGGCAAGGCCCTTGTACTGGTCCGCCTTAGACCAGCCCCAGAGGGCCGCACAGACGGCTACAGCGAGGGCTGCCAGCGCTATAATGGTGCGCATTACAAGTCCTCCCGGCAGAGGGCTGCCTCAGCCTTCCGACGCAGCTCAAGGCCCCGGACAGGCTTACCAGCCACCGTAGCCTTGAAGCCCTTGGCTACCCCGTGCTTGCCCCGCCAAGGGGCTTCTAGGGCCGTGCAGGTGCCGTACCAGTCACCCCGGGCCAGAGGCTCCATGATAACCGGGTGCTTGATCCCGCCAAGGCCCACGTTGTAGGCTACGCTGGTCAAGGCCGCTCGTACGGACGCTGGGGTGCCTCTGGGCGCGAGTTCCTCGACCCCTTGGGCAAACCCCTGCACCCGCCTGAGAAGCAGCGTATCGCACTCCTGTAGGCCGTAGCGGGCCTTCTGGTGCCCAACAGTCTCACCGTAGCACCACGTGGGCACTCCGCCAATGTCGTCGTAGGGCACCAGCGAGAGCCCTTCCTTCTGGCCGATAAAGGCCGCAGAGGCTGCCAGAGCAGCCCCAGCGCCCAGTGCGATCAGTCGTTGTCTGAGCGACATGCTTCCTCCTTGGAGCGGGCCATACGGACCCACTTGTGCACGAGGAAGCCCACCTGCAGTGCGATCAACAGCAGGGTGCCTACTTGGATCAGGACTGGGAGGTCTACGCCCAGCAGCGACAGGGAGGCTACGCCGCCAGCGGGGGTTGCCAAAGCGAGCTGCTGAGCTGCTTCGTGTTTGACGGACATACTGTTTCCTTTCATCTGCTGAACCTCCGCCCCCATGCCTTGTGCTTTGGGCGCCCGGTGGTCTGTGATTGTTTGTGCAGGGACGAGCCCAGCGGGTCTTTGATAAACTCGGCGGCTCTGGAGGCGGCACGCGCAGCCTTCTCCTTGTCCTCGTCGATAACGAGGAAGCCGACAAGCTCTCGGATCAGCCCTTCTAGGGCATCCAAGCGGTCATCCTTGGCCAGCGCACCACGATCTGTGGTGATGTTGTGCATCTGGTGGAAGCCAGACCGTACATCACGATTGGCCTGCGGGTACTGCTGGAGCAACTCTTGGTCCATCTCCAGTGCTGTACGGTGCACGATCAAGCGGTGCTTCTGCATAACCGGGCGGATAGTGTCGATGATGCGGCGTTCTTTCTGCCCCACGGCACTACGTTCGTCCACCCCAACGCCATCTAGGCGCTTGCGACCGGAATCATCCAGTCCGTTGAAATGGTTCTGCACCAACTTGGTCACTGTACCAGCGCCCATGTTCTTCTCGATAAGCACAGACTTCACACTGAACCGCTTGCAAAGGTCCACCATCTTATCGAGGTTGCTGTCGGACACGCCACCTTTCCAACCACCCCATGCAATGAGGTGGATGTACGGCCCGATAGCGCCGCCAATAGCGAATGCCACCTCGTCACCGCCGCCACCGGCAGGGTCAACGTACATAGTGGTCGCTTTCAGCGGTACAAAGTGCGCTGACTGGCCAGCCGGACGATACAACTCAGGCTGAGTCACACAGAAATCGGAGGGCATCTCCACGCGGAAGCGGGGTTCTGCCGACCAGAATACACTTTCAGGTACCTGCTCGTGGCTATAATCCGCCAAGATCAGGTCGCGGAGCTTCAACTGCTGGCGAGCAGCGTCGGACAGGGCGGTGTTGAGCATAAACTGCAGCTCAAACGTCTCCGGTCCTTGGTCAATCTCCTTGGCCAGCAGGTCTTGCTCGTTGTAGCGCTCGGGATCGGTAGGCCAACCTCGCGTACCGTCCAACCCGCCGCCGGATTGGCAGCGTGCGCCCAGAATCTGCATGCGCTCGCGGATACTTGGAGCCAGCTTGTCGCCATACTTCTCCAATTCCGATGGCTTGGGGAACCGCCCCGGCCAGATACGCACTTCAAAGCCCCGGCCCGGCAGCCCGTTGTAGATACTCTCACGAGTCTGCGGGGTACCAAGGTACAGGATGCGCCCGTGCGTACAGATCGACGTGAACTCTTTGGACAACGTGATCAGCATGGCCCGCTGGGTAGCGGTCAGGCCGTTCTTGGTTGTCTCAATATCGTCAGGGATCAGCACGTCCGCCCGGTACCCCTGCAACGACGCAGTGATACCGAGGCAGCAGACGCTTGGGGACTTGTCTACGCCCTTGAGCGACCAGTGCACGTCGAACTTCTCCGTAGAGGTCCGGTCGCCACTGTACTTGTCGGGGCGCAGGTAGTCCAACAAGTCCCAGCTATGGATCAGGCTGTGCATCAGCATACCGTTCTCGGCAGCCTTCTCACCAGCACCTGAAATCAGGAGGATACGAGCGGGTGGGTTCTGCACGAGGCACCAGATACCGTACAGGCACGCAATGGTGCTCTTGGCCTCGCCCCGTTGGGCGGCCACCATCGCTTTATCTGGGCCATCCTGCATGAAGTCCGCAATGTCTTCCTGCATCCACGTCATATCGAAGCCGAGGAACTCCATCGCGTCGCGGCAGAAATCGGCGAAGCGCGGGTACATCTCGCGGACCAGCGCCGCCTTATTAAACCGTTCGCGAATATCCACTATCAGCCTCCGTACAGGGCCTCTACATCAGCCCCGACGAGTTTCAGCTTGCTCTGCATGCGCGTGACGTTCGCCTCACGCTTACCCTCAAGCTCCTTGCGGAGCTGCTCCAACTGGTCGTTGTCAGCAGGGTCGCAGGTGATGCTGTTGTCCTTGAGGAACTTGGCGATGGCTGCCTTGTCAGCAGCCGGCAGCGGGATAGGCGGGTCTTGCTCCATGTACCACTGCAGCTCATTCAGCATGAGCTGGGCGAGCGCTTCGTGCAGTTCCCCGAGGATTCCTTGTTTAGCGGCCATAAAGGCTCCTAGTCTAGTAGTGTGACAATTGACTCCCGGCTACAGCCGTAGCGCAGAGCGGCTTGGATTTGCAGCTTGAGTTGCGCCAGTACCGGGGCCGGGTCGAGCTGGCGAGGTACCCGGCCGATGACCAAAGCCCCAGCCTCAAAACGATACTGTGGGATGGTGGGGCCATCCGGACCGTCTTCTGTGATAACCGGATACCAAGCACCTGGCACATTACTCGGTAAGAGTATTTCTGGAAGACTGATTTGTGGGTAGCAGCCACGGACCTGTGCTTCACTGCACAGGCCATACTCAGGTGAGAACATCATGCAATAGGCTCTCCAAGGATGCGACCTGTGTACCCGAGGGCCACAGCGACAGTGCCTGCAGTATATGCAGTAATACTGGCGGGACCACAACGGAACATCCGCACGGATGTATCGGCGTTAATGACCACTAACCCGCCGTCCAGCGGATGCACGGCAGCTAGCGTAGGGAAACTTATACCGGTAGCAATGCTAAATTGTTGAACCGCACCACCGGCAATGGGCACGCGGGCTACGTTTAGATTGTCTCCATCGACGTACCATGCGTATGCGTAGGTGCGGTCACGAGCCACACGTGTATACACGGGAAGTCCAATCGTGCTCGGGATAAGGATTGGGCCTGTGAGGTTATTCTCTACTAGCCGTAACTCCGACGTTGTGCTCGATACCTGTCTATAGAATAGCGCACCCATAGCATAAAGACATGTGCTAGGAGTCACGAATGCCGTAGATTCTACAAACGTGTCGAGTGATACCCAAGTACCCGACACCTTTCTAATGAGGCGTACACCTGCTGTATAGTCGGTGCGGAGTGACCCTATGAGCAAGGTGTCCGCAGCAATCCACTGTATTCCGTATGCGCCGGTGAATCCGGTTGCTGGTGCACCGAAGGTCGCATCTACGACCTTAGTTGCAGTACGTGTCGCCACGTTAAGGCGCCACTCAGATATGCCGGCATCTGTGCGGAAGTACAGGCGTGTGCCATCTAGGCTGCAGGCGGGTGTAGTCAACGTGGCGTTGCTATATACCGGGATCGTGATAGGCTGGTGCGTCCACGTCCCAGCATTACGCCACCCTATAACCGCGGTGACTGTATCGACCAACTCAACATAGAAACGTCCGAGGGGGTCCAGCATATATGGTAACGCGGACGTTCCGGTAGTGCCTGTACCCGGCGTGCTAGACAAAAGCGCTGGCGGGTTGTTGCCATTATAGAAGCGGGTAGTTGTACGGGTAAACCCGGCAACTAGCGAGTTACCTTCACTTAAGGGCCACGATGTACCCTCCGCAATACCCGCAGACTGTCGCCTGAACATTACTTCACATCCTTAGCTACAAGGTAGCCATACCATGCGCCC